TGTTCAAACTCTCTGCCGGTATTCACTACATCTTTGCCGAAGTCTATCGCTTGACGTACACCGACAAACGCTCCTACGGCTACTGCCGCCTTAGATGCCAGCGAGGTTATAACCCCGCCTACTCCGGAAGACTGATTTCCGAAGTTTTTCATTCCCGACGTTGTACCGTTTAAACTGTTTCTAAGGTTATTGCTCGCATTGACAGCGGACTTCATATTGACGAAAAAATTACCGTTATTAAGGCTTAAAGTTGCACCTATATTACGAGCCAATTTTTACGTCACCCACTCCCCAATAACGCCTTATACTTCTCCGTCTCCTCTTCCACAGCAAGCTCCATACTCGCCTTTAAAAATATTTTTTCAGACAGTGATAACCCTGCAAGCCTGTCCCAGTCAAATCCCTTTTGAAGATAGAAATGAATAAGCTGCAGGTCACCGTCCGTCTGTATTAGTTTTTTACGGCTTCCACACCGCCCATATATCCGGCAAGTTTCATACACTCAATCGCAATCTGCGGTATTTCGCCCGGTGCAAATATAATTTCAACAATATCCATAGGCACTGCACAGCCGAATGCGTCCTGTACTTCCTTCGACTTAAGGTCAGGTTCTTTAATGCATTCATAGCACATATATTTATCACCCTCACCTGCCTCCATATCATTTGCATCACGGCAAAGTGCTCCGTCCGGTTCTTCAATCGTTATAACCGAATCAATGGACTTAATATATAAATCCATTGTCTTTTTAATTTTCTTTGACGCAATCATCTGCTCCTTACGTCGTAAAAGTTCTGCTAATGTTAATTTTGTAGCCTTATTCATTTTAGTGTCCCTTTCTTTTTCCTTAATAAAAAAACAGCTGTATAGCCGTTAATTTTTTAGTGTCCCTACCATTAAAAATATAATCTTTTTATACACACGGGTCAGCGATTGTATCAAGATACTTGAATCCGACAAATCCGCCCGAAAATTCATCTTCGGTAATTTTTCCGTTTTCAAATGCCTGAAGTGTAAGTTCGTCAAGCCAGCATGACATAAGCTGTACTCTTTCTGTACCGCCGTTATCGGGGTCCTCTAATTTTGATATAAGCGACAATCGCTCAATACCCGCCGAAAGTTTCTCCGCATACGTTTTGCCTCTTGAATAAATCTTTTTTATTTTCGCTGTCCAAGTACCGGACACACCCATCAGTTTACTGTCGTCCCACATTTGCCCCGAAAAGTTTATCGTTTCACGGTTTGTTTTGATTTTTGCTTCAAATGAAGTTATTTCATAACAAATACTGTTGTTCCACCAAAAATAGCCGTGCGTACCGCTGATTACTTTTCCGACAGCGGGAAGCTTTCTTTCTCCTGCCATTGTTTACTGCCCCCCTTACTCCATATTTATAGAAAATTTCAAATCCTCTATTGCATCACAGAATGTTATATCCGCCGTTACAAAGACATAACTGCCCGTCTTTGCCTTACGAATCTGTTCATCACTGTACTCAGATATATCATATTTTTGTGCAAGCCAGTCACGTTGTGCATTAACATCTATATCCGCTGTATTTTCCGCATCGCCGTACAGTACGCCTTCTCTTACAAGTCCGTCAAAATACTGATTTATCGCAGCTACAAACATAACCTTATTGTCATAGCTGTTATTGATTCCGATATAGTTATTCTCAAATGCAGAACGAATATCGTCACGCATTAAGTCCATACCCTCAATAATTTTGATTTTCTTCATATCTTCGGTCTTATCACCGCTTAAGATATGCAGTGAATTTACACCTCGTGCGACTTTTACTTTTTCACCGTCATTGATTAATATAAACTTGCCTTCGTCTATATCTTCATCGGGAGTAAGACTCTCCGTTATAGAGTCAATTTCCGAAAGAACTTGATATGTTGCACTCTCCGTCATTGACAGTCCTGCAAGCAAGCCTGCAATTCTTGCACAATATTCATATGCCGAATATGTCTTTGCTCCGACTTTTATACCGCTCGTGGAAAAGTTAACAATGCCCTCATTATTTGCCGCAGAACAAGGCAAAACCGCTTTGAACATCTTTTTTGCCGCTCTCTGTGCAATAATCCAATTCTGCAGTTCTTCCGTCAAATCTTTATGTGGTTCCAACCCCGGAAACGTCAGCCAGTTCCACGACTTGTTTCTAATGCGTGCCAAGGCGGCGTTATATGACTTTTTGAAGTCCTCGCCTGTTTCCGCTCTTTCCACAAGCACTCGTTTCGGTTTGCCGAGAAATATTTTATTCAAGTAGTCAAGATTTGTCGCTGTCCAGTCGGATTTGACAATATCGGCTTCATAGTTATATGTATAACTTAAATTTTCATCTCCGACTTTGGTTGAATCTTCAAGAATAACCGCTACAATTCCGTTCTGACTTCGTGTTACCGCAGTCTGTGCCTTCGTCTTAAATTCAATTAAAATTTCAGGTAACCCCATTTTTATCCCCCCGTATCACAAGTTCATTCATTTCATCATACTTTTCTGTTTTATCCACAGCCTGAATGAAATTTATATCAAAATACACATACATTGCACCCTTTTCAATTTCAAAATTCATTTCATGAATAGTCAGATGTCTGTCCATAATATCGAAAGTCGGGTACAAAAAAAGCTCTTTAATCCTGCTGTAAGCACCTATACAGTCCTCCACAGTTTCAAGAGCCGATATATATTTTAATTCTACCGAAACAGTAAGTTCCTCAAGTGCACCGCCACAGCACTGAGGCTGTACATCTGAAGGATACGCAGAAACAAACACTGCCGGTTTAAAAAATCCCTCATCTACTTCTGAGGCAACCACGTTAAATCCGGCATTCGCAAGGATTTCCGCAGTTCGTGTCTGTATATCTTTTTCTGTAATCATCTGTCCTCCTACATTTGTATATCTTTTGTTATCTTATCAAGCAGTTTTTCTGCACCCGAGTTGAATTTTGCCTGTGCCTCCGACATTGATTTTTCAAGCATAAAATCACCTTGTACATATCCGCCGGATTTAATGCCTCTTGCAGAACGCTGTACACGATTAAGTTTTCTGCCTCTTTCCCGAGTTCTGCCGCCGCTTACAATCTTGTGACCGAGTTCTATAAGATGTGCATGAGGTGCTGTTGACTGAACTCTCACTACTCTCACTTTACCGTCCTTATACAGTTTTACTTTTTTCGTTCTCCATGAGTTTAGGAGTTTCTTTGTCCTTACCGGTGTAAGTGATTTTGTTCTCTTATTTACGGCACGTCCTTCTGCCATAAGGAATGCGTCTGCCTGACTCGGATAATTCTTCTCGCATTGCTTCATAGCTTTTTCAAGTTCGTCAAATCCGAATACATCAATATTCCTTGCCATTTCGGTCTTTCTCCTTTGCAACAATCTGCAATTCCGTATTGTTTTCGCCTATGTTAAGAACAGAAACAATATCAAGAACCTTTAGCCCGAACATAATTTTCATATCCTCGGTTATATTCGGAAAATACC